GAGCCAGCCGTTGCACGTGAAGCGCTTCTGCAGGGTCGCTCCGTCGTAAGGCTCGACCGTGACGTTGCAGTATATCGAAGCGGTCGAGAAGCTGTCTGCGTCGATCTGAGCGGTCGGCACGGCCATGCCGTATCGGGTGCTCGTCAGGAAATCGTAAATGCAGTCGGCCGGATTGTCCGACCAATCGGCAGTCACTCCGAGGCTCTGCACGTTTTTTACTTTCATGCCCTTCACGTCGGCCGAGATACGTGGAGCACCGTTCGAGAACTTTGCGCTGTCCTTGTAGAGCCACGTCGCGATGTACGCGACACCGCGGCCGGTCATCGTGCTCGGCCATACGTCGGTGCCGAACACTGTCGTCAGATAGGGGTCGACCTCTTGCAAGTTCTCGCCCAGGTGCAAGCCGTAGCCGGCCCACACATCGGTGCCGAAAGTCGCGCCATCGTCTGTGCGCCACGTGGCCGTCGTCCTCTCGAAGTCGGGGTTGCTCGAGGCCGAGCTCGAGGGGTTGTCGAACGCGAGCACATCGTCGAAGTAGACGTCGAGCACATCCTTGATCCCGGTGCCGGATTCGCTTGCCACAGCGATCGCTCCCGTGACCGCGAGGATGTCTGAGTTCAGCGGTGCCACGCGGATGTCGACGATCGAGACGCCGACACGTGTCTGCCCGTAGATGATCGGCAACCCCTGCTCGGAGTCTGCGCTGTTTTCTTGGATCGCTTGCTGGTCGTTCGCGAGCTTGTGAGAGCGCAGCTTATCGACCTCGAGCTTCGCGAATACTGCAGCGAGCACGCCACCAGCTAACCCACCGCCGAAGTGGAACGCGACAGCGACAGCTCCGAGCTTCAGAGCTCCGACGACTTGAGCCTTACTCATAGCCGATAGAACCGAGCTCGCTTGCGGAGCTCGAGGTGAGCGACCGCGTGCGGGCCGTGCACTGGGTCGGACGTGAGCACCGCCGTCGGGCTGACGAATAGACCGAGGCGCGGGATGTTGTCGTCTCGACCTGGCCGAACGACGACGTCTGAGATCCTACCTCGAGGAGCGTTGACGAGCTCGAGGCCGAGGCTCTCGAAGTACGAGCCAGCGCTACCGAGTTCCTGCATCGCTAGAGCTGCTTCTGTTTCGCTCGAGTACGACGGCACCCCCTCGAGCACTGGCTGCCCGAACACGAGCTCGAGGCCCTTTCTGACGAGCGTACCGCAGTCGGTCTTGCCCCATACGAACGGCCGGCCGATCTGAGCCTGAGCCCAGTCGGCGAGCACGACGTTCCAGTTCCGGACGCGCCTCATCGGAACCACGTTTTCCCCCAGTTCGGGCGCGGCGTGAGACGTGGCACTCCGGTGTATGGGTTCTTCGTGCCTGTGAATCCCCAGTAGAGCGGCTTACCCATGAGATCGGGCACGTACCGAAAAAACAGATCAGTCGTCGAGAGCCCAGCTCGCTCGAGGAACTCTTGGTGGCTCGTGAGGTTCGTCTTGAGCTCCCGAGCGAACACGTAGCGAGCCATCCGCGAGACGACGGTCGTGCTGATGCGGACGGTGCCTCGTTCGCTGAGCGAGCTCGGCGTTACACTGATCTCCCACGCCGAGTTGAGCATGCCGGCGAACGCGAGAATCGGACCCTCGCCCGCACTCGCTTCTGCGATCGCGCCGGTCGCCGTGTTCACTTGGCCCCAGTAGATGTTGCAGTCGCGGCCCCTGACGTTCTGGGTGAGCACCTCGTCGATGACCGTGGTATCGACGCCGCTCAAGCTGAGCTGGCACGACTGGCCGCTGAAGTCCTCACTCTCGGGAGTTGGTGAGATCTCGATGGCTCCGCCGATACCGACCCACGTCGAGCCGTCCCACGTAACGTCGGCCGGTGCTGTCGTGTAGCGTGTAGTCGTCACGCTCGAGCCGGCGTCGTTCGCGCTCTCGAGCTCGATGAACCAGATATCCCCGTAGCCACTGTCTGCGGCGATCGCCACAGCCATGTCATCGTCTAGCGTGCGGCCCATTAGATCGCCTCGCGGAACGTGATCGTGAAGCCCCCGATGAACTCGTCCGGTCCCGCTGCGCTGTCGCTATAATCGAGCACGAGCGCGGTGAGCTTCGCGCCGCTTATCGTGAGCAAAGCTTCATCGTCCGGTTCAGCGCCGACGACGATCGGCGGCTCGATCGCTAACGTCTGAGCGTTCGTAGATGTGGTCGATGTCGCGTCGGCTGTGACTCGCAATAGTACACTCAGACCCGCTAGGGTGAAGCAGTCACCCGCCTTCATTCGGTTAGCCGCTTCCGTTGTCCAGTTCTCTGTGACGAGGCTCGTGCCGCTCTGGTCGGGACCATTCACTCTCGGCGTTCCACCGCCTGTTCCATTACGCGCCATCCCAGAACCAGGCAGCAGATAGTGCGTAATCGTGAAGGTCGTGCCGAGGTTGAAGTAGTTTTCAGTCTGGACTAGGAGATCCTGCACGTCTGCGTTCCCTGCCGGCAGCACGGGGTAGGTCTCCTGCCAGATGCGGCCCTGAGCGGTCTCAGAGCGCGTCTGCACCTTGCCGCTCTGGCCGACGGATATGAGTGACCCTATCACCTTCGGGTACGTTACAGACGCCGGCTTAACTGTTCGCGGGAAGTCGGCCATTACATCCCCGTGAGCTGGCGCCGGTACGCGCTCGAGTTACGCACGGCCTCGGCGACGACTGCGCTGATCGTGCCCTGCTGTTCTTGGATGAACTTCGCAGCATCTCGAGAGTCGATTGCCGAGACTTGAAAGTTTATCGTCTGGTTAACTACCGGCCCGCCACCTCTCCGGACATTGCTCCGAGCTCCTACGATCTGATGCGGCGATTTGCGAGGGAACGGAATGATGCCGCCCATATTGAGCGTGCCCATCGCCTGACTCTGCGGCGCTGGGATCAGCGAGCCGAACCCCATCGAGCCCGCCATCGTCTGCAGGAAGTCGGAGCCGGGAAACGCGCCGAGCAGCGTCTTAAAGATCGCGTACTGCACACCGAACGCGATCAAGCGGTTCATCATCCGGTCGAGCATCTTGCCTAAGCTGGCGTCGGCGCCTTGGAACGCACTCGTCACCGTGCCGAGGAAGTCCTTCGCGAACGACTGAGCGAACCCGTCGAGCTGGTCGCGGATCGTCTGGATCTTATCTGCGAGCTCATCGACCTCGGTCGAGATCACGTCGCCGGCCGCTGTTCCTGCGGTTGCGAGGGTGTTCATCGCGGCAGTCGCCTTTTGTGCTGCCGGTTCCACGCCGCCCGTGATAACGTCCGCAATGCTCTGAAGCGTCTCGCCCACCACCGTGAACTGATCGACAATCGTTTCGCCCATATCGTCGAAGTTCTTTTTCATATCGGCAGCATTCTGCGCCAATGCTTCCCAGTTGCGAATGAGCAGATTGCCGAGCGCCTTAGTCGCGTCGATCGCGATCTGCCCCATGTTGAAGATCAGCCGAATCAGCGTAATAATCGGCGACGCTGCCAAGCGCATGAGATTGATGAACAGCGACGCCCACGCACTGATGATGCCAGAGTTCTCGGTGATCGCTTCCTTGAGGTCGTCGAACCTGTCTTTGCTACTGGCAAGCCGGTCCAGGATTTGCTTGAACGCCGGCATGAGCGCAGTCGCAATCGCGTCGCGGATCTCTTTGAACTGAGCTGCGAGTCTACGTGCGACGTTTGCAGCCGAGCCCTGGGTGCGATCGAGATCGCCCACCGCTACCCCAGCTCGCTCGCTGATTAATGTCAATGTCGCTGTTGCTTTTTCTTGGGCCGTCAAAGCTTTTGCGACCGTCTTACCACTATCCGCTAAAGCTCGCTGCTGGACGTCTGTTTCCTTTATAACGATGCCCAAGCGTTTCAAGGATTCACGCTCGCCCGTCAATGCTGAGTTGATCGCTAATAAAGTCTCGGCAGTGGGGATGTTGTTGAAACTGGATAAATCACCCGCCAAGGCCGTGATGCTCGTCGCGAACTCGCCGGACGCTTTCTGGCTGAAGCCGAGACCTTGGGCTATTGCTCCTGTCGTCGCGACCAGACCCTGAGCCTCTGTGTTCGTTAGGCCGGCTTTATTCGCGAAGTCGTCCAGGAACCCCTGCACCTGTGACGAAGCCTCGGGACCGAACACTGTGTTGAATTTAGATTGCGTCTCGGCTATAGAGGCCCCTATATCGAAGGCCTTTTTCAGCGCGATGCCGATGCCGGTGACAGCCGCAGCGGCGATGGCGATCTGACCGCCGAACTTTTTCAGCGTGCCGCCGATCTTCGACATCCGGTTCCTGAAGTTCTGGGTGCGGTCGGCCGCTTTCTTCATCGCGCGGTTGAAGCCGCTGGACGATGCGGTCAGAACGACCTTGAGCTGAGACAGAATCACTTGCGAGCCCTCATGCGTTGCTCTACTCGAGCAGCCATCTCAGCTTGCTCGGCTTCGTCCGCTTTGACGCGAGCTCGAGCACACCATTCGGCGAACTCGCCCGAGCTCATGCGCTGCTGCAGCTCACGCACTGGCACTCCTAGAAGTTCGGCGAGGTCGAACCAGGCGGCACGCTCTCCTCGCTGCCTGTGTTTCCCTCGAGAGCCTCGACGTCGGTGTCGGTTATTCCTGAGAGCGAGCACGAGACCTCGAAGCAGCGGTTCAGTGCTGCGGCCGATTTGCCGCCGAGATCGTGCGCTTCGGCCTGAGTGAATAGCCGGTCGCCGTTCTCGTCGATTGCGCTCATGCTAACGAGGCGAGCTCGGAGGTTGGTCATCTTGATGTCTCTCGTTTTTTTATCAAGCGACCCTTCCTCGAACGCGTCACGTTCACGGCCAGTTAGTTCTCGAATCAGAACGGTCCCCTTCCACTCGGGCACCTCGACTTCTTTAGTCGTTAGATCATCTGCTGCCAGAATCGCTTCTTTTGTTAACGTCATGCTGCCGTCCTATCTGAAGGGGAGGGTGTTGGTGCTGCATTAGGTGCCTCTAGTCAGCGCTGAAGTCGGCGCGAACGTGGCTGTCGCCATTGCTTGATCGCCTACTGAGCCCGCGATCGGGTTGTAACTTTCAAGCACACACGAGCAGTTGTAATTTGGATTCGTACCGCTCGCCGCCGCGTCCGCGTCGGGCCGGATCGCTACCGGAAAAGCCGCCTGACTGATCGACAGCAGCGGCCCGATTGTCTGATCTACCTTGCTCGCGGCATAGTCTTGAAGGAACTCAACTGTGATGCTCGCGCCGAGCAATCCGGATGCGTTTGACTGGAATGTGTCACCCATAGCGGTGTCGTCTTGCATAGCTTGCGAAGCGTCGATGGTGACGCTGCGGACGCTCGAACTCAGATCGACCGAATTGATGGTGACGCTTGCGTTGTAAAGGACGAACGAGGCCATGCTAGTCTCCTATCTGCCGATGGCGAGAGAGATGGTAAAGTCGAAGCTGCCGCTGATCGTGAATGAGCAGCGCCAGTATGTGTCTGTGACTGCGCCGGCCAGAGATTTGATCTCTGAACCGATCGCGCTGAACTGGGTGTGCGTGATGCGAGTTGTGGGGCTCGAGAAGCCGCTCGAGTCGTCGGACTGAATCACGCAGTCGAGCGTGCCCGCGCTGTTGACCGTGTACACGTGCAGCGCCGAGTAGATCGTTTGTGATGCGGTCGCAGCTCCGAGATTGTTCGCGGTGCTCGCAGAGCTGGATGCGTAAGTAGCCGGCGCGACCAGCACTTCGCCGGTGTGCAGTTTTTCGTTCGTGCTCTCGCCGCTCAATCGGAACGAGAGCATCTCGCCGACTGTGCCGCCGGCGATTGGATTGTATTCGCTGGTCGTGAGCTTAGTGAACAAAGCGGCGGAACCTATCGACAGCTCTTGAGGCATCACGGTCACGACCGTGTCGCTAGTCCCTAGGGAACTAAACAACGCCGAATCGGTCGCGCTCTGCCAAAAGCCCTCCCCTTCGAGAGAGACAGACGAAAGGCCCGCCGCAGAGCTCACAAAAGTGTCCCCGTAGACTGTGTCGTCCTGCATGCTCGAGCTCGCAGTCAAGCCGACAGCATTGAAGCTCGAGGCCAAACTGTAGCCCCCCCAAAATAGGCCGAGGTTGGTTTGTACGAATGTCGCCATTTAGCTCTCCAGATAGCTCACTTGGAAGTCTTTTGAAACTTCGACGAGATCGGCCGACATCACGAAGTCCTCGAACGAGCCGTCGGGCCAACAGCCCTGCACGACCGGGGTCGTGGTGCTGTCCGCGTAGTACCCGATCGCGACCTTCACTTGAGCAGCCACGGCCCGAGCGTTCTCTGGCGTGTCTGCCTGACAGCTAAAGCGGAACCTCGCGGTGACGTTGCCCGGATCACTTACCATCGCCAGTGGCGTCACTTCGGACAGCCTCTCAAATACGACCAGAGGCAGCGATGCGTCCGCTGGCCGGCGGATGGGATAGCAGCGCGTGCTGACGAGCGCTGTGAGGCCCGACGTCGCTTGTAGGCGGCTGTAGATGACGTCCTCGATCTGGTCAGCCAAGGCGTCTCACCTTCGTCACGATGGCGTCGGATAGCTTCTGCTTGATCGCTCGAGTCGCCTGTTCTTTTTTCGCGTCGTATGCAGGGATGAGAAACGGCTGAGCTGGTGCGCTGCCCGTGCGGCCGCCGTCTTTCCTGACCCGTTCCTTCGTGCCCTTCTCGACCATGATGCCATAGAACGCCGTCGAGCGGCTCGACCTACCCTTACGCCACGACACTGCGACCTCGGGCACCCCGAACTTCATCGGCATCGCCTTCGACACGATCGCTTGCTGTAGCGCTCCTCCCCCAGGTCTGCGCGGTGCGCGGCTGCGAGCTTCGTTCCGAATAATGTTCGCTCCGGAGAACAGGCTGCCTTCGGTGATTTTCGGCCTGAGTCCTTTGGCGAGCTGCTTCAGCTTTAGCATCAGCTCCTCGTCGCCTTCGAGCTTGATCTCTACAGCGGCCGCCATCAGTCGAGCACCCCCGTCCCTGTAGTGCACAGAAACTCGAGCCACCGATTCTGGAGGTCGACGT